TTTAGTTAAGTGGGGTGTCTCACAATCAGTCATCTCTCTTATGTATATATAAAGAGCTTTTTTCTTAAATATATCTAAATCATTTCTTGTTTTAAAAATAGTTAATACAGCATCTGCTATCCTCTTCTCGCTATCTTTATTGAATAATTCATCCATTTTATCGTAAGCTTTCTCAACCCACATATCTAAAAACTGACTTAATGTAATACCGCCAGGTAGTTTAACATTCATACTACCTTCAAAAGATTCTTCCATATCATCAAAAGAACCTATCTGTTTTAGTTTTTTGTAGTTTTTATTATTATAGTTAATTAACCAACGCTTAACAATCGTACCAAAATAAGAGTAAGCCTTAGCTCCGTGGTCGGGATCAAATTTCATTATTTTTTCCTCTAGTAGCATAGAAACTACTTCATGTTTAAGGTCTTCGATACGCTCTACATCTGTGTAGTAGAATTTAAAAGTATGTATTATATTCTCTGCGAGCTTATAAAAAGGTAGGTAAATGTGTTTTGTAAATATATCTGCTCTATACTCTGTATCTTCTGATACGTTATATTTTTTTATATATTCTTCTGTTTCTGAAGTAAAGTAATTAGCTTTTGCTTTCTTTCTTGCCATAGTTTTCTGGGAGCATGTAGCGGTTTAGTTCTTCTTGCACTTTTTTTAGTTGTTCAAAAAAATAACCGACCTCATCATCCGACTTGAAAACTCCACGCTCGTCAAGACTCTTTAGGTGCTTTTGTGAATCTGTAATTAGATTTGATATATTCTGTAGGTAGCTTGTCTGATTCACAGTGACATCTTCGTACTTCTCTACTTTAATCAGTAGGTTACGTAGGGCAACCCCTAGTATAATTATTAATATAGAAAGAATTATTATAGTTACCAACATATTTTATAGATTTTTAAGCATTTTAGATAAGCCTTCGGAAGAATTTACCTTTCTACCTGTAGAAGCTGATGTTTTTTTAACTTTTGAAGTTGTGCTTCCTCCAGCTGCTTTCCACATATCGTATTCTACCTTAGAAGCTAAGAAGTCTGCAGTATGTAAAACGGATACTAATGCTGTTTTTTGTCTAGAAGATTCAACATTACTAAAAAAGTATGCTTCATTTGCCTTATCAAACACTCCATCATGACATCTGATACCTAAAAACTCTTTTTGATCTACTCTTACTCCAAATTTCTGTAAAATAAATAGAGACCTATCTGGGATAAGCATAAAATCTAAATCTGGATTGTAAGTATACATTTCTGAAAGCTTATCTTGTCTCCATTTATCAGTCTGAGGTATATAATTTGGCCGGTCTCCATCTCCTATTTTACCCAAATCATGGAAGAGGGCGGCGAAAACTAATTGCTCTTGAGTATAGTCTACAGTTCCACCCATTTTCTCATAAAGGTTGTGTTGAGCTATAGCAAATTCTACAACCCTATTAACATGATCTACATACCCACCAGCAAAAGCATTGTGATACCATGTCTTACCACTAGCAGGAGCCATGACATAGGTATCCTCCATATGTTTTATCATATTGTGACATTGTACAGCTCTATTAGTTTCTAGATAATGGTTAATTATCTTAAGATGTTTATCGTAGTTTTTTTGTATTTGCTCTGCTGTTAACATATTAATCTTGTGTTTCTCTGTTAAGTAGTGTATTTATATCGGAAATTATAGATGAAACTTCTTTTAGATGTGAATAAGAAGCAGCTCTATCATTAATACTTAATGTATACTTTAAGTTAGTTAACCGTGATTCTATATTATCTAATTTATTACTTATTGATTGTTTAGATCTCATATAATATTTATTTAATAATTTATTTATTTTAAAATAATATCTTCTTTATCTTAATAATAATACTAAGGTATATAAAAAAATTCGGAATAGCAACTATTCTATAATAAATTTTTCTTCAAACAGTTGAGAAGATGAGTTTGAACCGCCATCCCAATATATTTCTGCTCTAATTACTATAGTATCCCCTATAAATTCATTAGGAATAGGTCCTACTATTCTTTTTCCCCACTTTCTTCCTGCAATTGAAGGAACATACTCTGTGTTATCTGGAGAGTTATTAAGGTATATAGTTGTTTCCTGTACAATATCAACCTCTACTCCGTTATTCATAACCCAATAACTACTAGATTCGAAAGCAGATTGAACAACCCCAATATCATTATAGTAATAAAATGGATCAACATCATCAGCCTCTACAAAGATAGAAAACCTAGGTAGATAATCCCCTTCAAAATTTAAGTCTACATGGTAATAACCGTTACTATCCTTTGTATATGGAATAGATAACATACCATCACAAAAGCCATCTAGACATAAGGAGGGACGAGTATCTTCTTCGGTACAAGCTAAGGTAGTAGCAAGGGTAATTAGTAAAAGTAATTTAAAATATTTCATAACCGTTTTATTTATAGTATTAATATACGAAAATATATGTTAGTAACCAACTTTTTTTAAAGAAAAAGGGCAGGTGGGGTAGGTAAAGGAGGCAAAGAGCGAAGCTCGCCGCGCAGACGCGCGAAGTTGCGCCGCGGTTTTTAGTACATCTTAGGTTGTCCTGCTTGGAATATAGAACCTATCTCCCTTATTTTATCCATTGCAGTAAAGATATCGATCTTAAACATCTCTCTATCGTTGTGGTGTTTGATATGTAGACGTTTTTCTTGAAAATACTTATGTACTTGCTGTTCTACTTTCATACCACATTCAGGCCTTACAGGCAAAGCAAATTTAACCTCCCATAAATCTACAGTACCGGTACCATTAATCTGTCCTACTCGATGTTCAGGAGTATTTCTTGTCATACCTATCTTAACCAGATTAGGGTATCCTTTGTTAGTAAGAGCATATACGTATTCTACAGAGTCTTGTACAGTACTATCAGTGCTGGTATTCTCAATTGCTCTAAGGTATTTCCATTCAAAAGTATAGTTATTTATTTTTGAACGTTTCTCTATAAGGTATCGTGCATTGAAGTGCTGGGCGATGTTCTGAGAAGATACATGACGGGCTTTGTTCGTAGTTGAATAAAATTATTCTGCCACTCTTTAGCTCTTTCATGGTATTCTTTATTATCTCCGGAATCAAATATAAATATTTTTCCTTCTCCTTCTAATTGTAGTGCTTTTTCAAATGTAATAGTATCTGTTAACATAACCTTTGTTTTTTTATTTTAGTCTTCTATCTCCTCCTGTTCGCCGTTGAGAGTATTTAGTAAAGTAATTACTGTTGTAGGCCATAATATAGTACAGGCAATAACCTCTATAGCATTTAAAGAAGGTCTATGCAATGCCCATAACGTAATATTTAAAATAATTGATAAGATAAACCCTACTGAACTGTAGTATAATAGAAATTCTAACATAATATATAATATAACCGTTTTATATAGTTAATATACGAAATTAAACTAGAGTTTGCAACTTTTTATTAAGTAAAAGGTCGGTATATTGCTTTATTTTAGCACACTTTTCATACATCTCTATGTTTTCAAAAAAGAATAAGATATCATTCATAGCCTGTATAGCTCTATCTAACTCATAATCTGTACCGATTGAGTAGGCTACTTCCATCTCTAAGGGTGTAACTCTATCTAAATACCTACATAGTTTGTTAAAGTACTTAAGCTTAACCTTTTCTCTCACTCTGCCATACTCTTCTTCATGCTTTAACGTATACATCTTATCTATCATATAGAAGTTTTCTACTCCTGTAACAACCATTCCTATCAAAACATAAGGGTTATCTAAGAGTTCCTCTACATCATTCTCTCTATATATCTCTTCATCTCCTTTCTCAAAGATTGAAAATAAAGTATGTGGGTCTAATTTATGCACTATCTAGTAGGTTTAACAATAAATAGTTCATATCTTAGTATTATACAAAGCACCATAAAGCTACCAGTACTGTAAGTACGTCTATATATAACCTCCATAGTATAGGTCCAAAAGAATACTAAAAGGTCATTGACATATTAGAAACACCCCTATATAGCGAAAAAATTGCAAAATTATTTTTTACGAATATGTTGTTTATTAACCGAAAAGTTCATATATTAATTATATAAACAAAAAACGGTTATGTTATGAAGAAAGAAATCAAAGGCATTATTTACGTATTAGTTATTCTATTACAATTCTATGTAGGGGTTACCTTATTGGCTCATCCTGAGGATAGCAATTGGACACACTTTATGGTAGTAATATTCATTAGTATACCTGTTATACTTACTTCGATTAAGGACGCTAAAGATACTTAATATATACATATATACCCCTATATACTCAAAATCTATGAGAGATATACTACCTAGTATGGCTGTCACTACGGCTCTCACGCCGCTATAGGGAACAATACTGTCAGTGTTATATAAGACTTACATCAGACTGCTGTCTAGATGATATAAGGAATCCGGCACTTGGCCGGACTCACTTCTTAATATGGTATCTATATTCTATACTAACTCTCCTTGACTAATATACTCTACCATATCTTCATACCTTATCTTATCTACTATCTTCTTACCTAATAGAAAAGTATATAGATGGATCATCTTATTACCTATCTTATCTATATTGTATATAGAGTCTGATAGTAATACATTATCTATATCATTATGCATTCTATACTCTCTTTCTAAAGCCTCTACACTACCTCCTCTATACTTGTATGTAGTTGTTTTGCTGTAATCTCCATCTAATGAAAATGATTTACCTTCTAAAAAATCTTGTTTAGTCATAACCTTTATTGTTTTAGTATTAATATACCTTAAGATACGAAATATAATTGTAAGTACCAACTACCTCCTTAATTAAAAAGAGATAATTGGATAGTCTTTTCCGGTACATTAATCTTATAAGCTCCATCTACCTTTCTAGTAGGTCTAAACTCCTCACCAAAATTATCGATTAAGTTACCATCTTTAACAACAAATGCATGCTTGCTAACGGTAACGATATAAGTTCCTTTCTGATGATCTTTAATGAAAGATTTAACAGTCTTCTTTCTATCTATTATCTCTCCTTTAAGCTTATATCTATTCTTGATATCTAAACCGGACAATACTTTAACTGAAGCCGTTACTCCATTTATCTTTAGACCATCCTTCTCAATAAAAGCCATCTGCTCTATAATGTGATGATTTCTAGTTCCTTTCTTATTAGGTCTTTTAAATCTCTCTTTAGCTAACTCGTGAGCTTTATTATAATTAATATCAAATCCAGCAGCTAAAGCTCGTACGAAACAATCATTAGTCTCGCTCATCGCTAGTTTGTTATTAGAATAACCTTTAATCTCTTTACTTGTCAAATTTACCATAACCTTTATTGTTTTAATTAATATATCTAAATATACGAAAAATAATGATAGGAAACAACTAGGACCCTATAAAAGTCCTAATCATTTCATTCATCTTCTTTTCCAATTGTGAAGCATGAGCAGCAGTAGCACGTTCGTCATTTGACCAACCTGTACCTACTAGATTAAAATTCTGCTCTATAGATACATCAAACCCTCTAGTATCGATTTGACCTGTTAATTGAGACCCTTTAAAGGCTGTACTAAAAGTAAAGTACTGATTGTCTCTTTCTAAATCTTGTAAATCAAAAGTACTTTCTACATACGTTAGTACTTTTTTTAACTCTTGTTTTTTTAATTGTGTTTTTGTCATAACCTTTATTGTTTAATTAATATATCTAAATATACGAAATATTCTAATAGGATCCAACTAATTAAGTAAGTCTTTTCCGGAAAGTTTAGGGGGCGGTTAACCCCCATAACCCTAATTAAAACAACAATAAATATTAACTTATGACTTTTTCTCTATTCCAGGTAACAAGAGAATCAACTTTATCTCTTCTTACTCTTTCAAATTTTCTTACATTAGTTTTAAAGACAGTTTCAGACGTTTCATAATCATATTGATTACTGCAAGTCTCTATTTCTATATCTACAGACTTTCCGGATTTAGTTTCATTTAATACTTTTATCCTTTTGATATTTCTTATCTCCCAATTCCATCTAACACTTAAGGAAGGTAATTTATATAAATCTTCTTTATCAACTTCAAACTCTACTCCATCAGAATTTAGCTTATCTAAAACTTCTTGATCTTCAATTCTAGATATTTCAGCTGACATCTTATTAATTTCATGATTCAAATGACTGACATCAGTACTAGCTTTTTTTAGCTTATCTCTAAAACTACTTTTAATAGAATTATATTCAGCAATTATATCATCTTTAAAATCTAATATAACCATCCCTACTCTTCCAATAGTCACCATTCTCTTCAATTCATAATCTGAATTATCATTAGTAGAATAGAATGAGGTTTCAATAGAATCAGCTTCATCATCTCTCCAGCTCTTAGCTCTAATATTAAGAGAAATAATCTCCTTATTGTAATTATAATCCTCCTTAAATCTCTTAAAGTATACATAAGAATCAGATACTTCAATCTCATCTCCTTCCATAATAGCATCTTTAAAATACCTACTATACATTTCAGTCCATTTCTCTATTCTGGCTTTTTCAATATTATGCCTTTTCTTTCTTAATTTAGTTAAAGTAATTTGCTCTTTAGCAATTTTCTTTTGAATGATTTCAATTTTTGTCATAACCTTTATTGTTTTTTAATTATTAATATACCTTAATATACGAAATATATTTCTAACTAACAACTAATTCTTGGTTAATTCTACAAATGTTTTTCCATCATATCCACTTCCGGACCATTTAGACATTTGTTCTGGACTTAAGTAACATCCTAATCCTTCTAACTCTTCAATTGACATTCTGTCGATTTCTTTTGCTTTATACATAACCTTTATTGTTTTAATTAATATATCTAAATATAAGAACTTTCTACCTTTCTAGCAACTTTTTCTAATAGATTTTTCTTATAGTAGGTAACTTTATCAAACCCATTTCCTTTAGGAATTAAAGAAAAAGCATCCGGAATATTGACAGATTTATTTCTATCATAATCACTCATTCCTGCAAAACTTAACTCCCTATAAATCTCCTCATCAATAGGAGGTTCTAATCGTTCCATCATAACCTTTATTTTTTTATTAATATATGAAATATAATTTTAACTAACAACTAATCTACTACATTACCATCCGTTTCAAAATATTCCAACATACTATAATCTTCAGCTAAATCTTCAAAATCAGACTCCCAATATATTCCTGTCATTTCCATCCAATCTTCCATATCATCAGTAGAATCTAAAATAAAAATATCTGCATTATCCATTAACATATCAGCTTCCCTTTCAGTAAACAGATAATCATAAACTTTATTTTCAGACATATTTTCTGAATCATACACAATACTAAACTCCTTTTTAGGATCTTTTAATTTTAACATAACCTTTATTGTTTTAATTATTAATATACCTTAATATACGAAATATAATTGTAACTCACAACTTTATTTTAAAAAACTTTATAATCATTATCACTTAAAGCAACTTGCCATTCATTATTAATAAATAAATAATTGAATTCCTGCTTATCTTTATTATCATAAAATGATTCTAGATTACTAAAATATTCTATATTAATATCTTCCCCTCTTTTAGAATAATACGATTCAAAATTTTCACCATAAACACTAGATAAATCTCCTTCTGAAATTACATCATTAGCACATTTATAAGAATTGAAATAGGATTTCAAATATTCCCCTACACCATTACTAATATAACCATCAAAATGGCAATATACGGATTTAACTGAATTATCTTTTTGAACTACTGAAATTGTTGATCTTGTTGACATAACCTTTATTGTTTTTTAATTATTAATATATCTAAATATAAGAAAAATAATTGTAACTAGCAACTATAATTCAAGTAAATAATTCATATCTTTATCATAAAAAACACTATAACCTCCACTACTATCTTTCAAATCCAATTTACAGAAAACTTCTTCTATACCAATCTCTTCTTCATTTTCATTTTCAAATATCATTTCCTTTTCAGTAAATCCCATATCCTTATAAATCTCCTTTACAGATTTATTATCATATATCGCTACAATTACTCCTCCATCATCATAATCATAATCTTCTAATAAATTAAAAGACTTTCCATTACTGAAAATTACTTTTTCAATTCGTTTTTTACTACTATAAACTAACTCCATAACCTTTATTGTTTTAATTAATATATCTAAATATACGAAAAAATATAATACGAACCAACTTATTTACCGTAATTCATATCATACCATTCCGGAAATTCAATAACCATATCTAATCCACCCTCTAATAGGAAATCAGTATAATGGGTATCTATAAATTCTTTAAAAATCTCCCTGGTAATCCAGGGAAATTCTTTTTTAAGTCTAAATAAATCATTCATTATTATTTGAATTTATAATGAGTAATTCCGTTTATTTTAATTAAAGTATCCTTATTAAGAATATTTAATCTAGATTCCGAATTAAACCAGTAGAATGGTTTATAATGTTTCAAATTGATTGACAAACTTTTTAATGATCTCATAACCTTTATTGTTTTAATTATTAATATATCTAAATATAAGAAAAAATATAATACGATCCAACTTTTTCTTTAATTACTTTTAAATTTGTACCCCAGGTATTCCAGGAGTTCCAGGATTCTCATCCCCAAAATATTCTAAAAATAAAATACTTTCATCTTCATCATAAGAAAATCCCATATCAAAATGATAAATTTGACAACATTGATCACTATATCCTCCTGTATCAATAGTATGATATACGGGAATCTTGTCCGGAATATTAGTATCTTTTAATACTTTCAAATTCCTTTCTAATACTTCAATTAACTGTAATTTTGTCATAACCTTTATTGTTTTAATTAATATATCTAAATATAAGAAAAATTATAATAGGATCCAACTATATATCATAATACTTTATCTTAAAAAAGTTCTTTAACTGTCTACCTACAAATTCAAACTCCATTCCTGGATTTAGATTTCCTTCCATACTAGTCCATATGATATCTCCATCTTCAAATCTTCCCTTAAATCTCTCACCTACCATAATTGGTAAATCAGCTCCTCCATCTACCATCCATCCCTGAGTACATTCTATAACCATATCTATATATCTTTTAAATTATCTTCTAACTCCATTTGCCTTCCAGCAAAATACTCTAATTTAGTACTACATAATGAAACTCCTTGAGAATCACTCTCTTTAATTGCCTGCTTCAACAATCCTGTCCAGTACTCAATTTTCGGCCAGTAACCATTTTCATAAACTTTTCTCTCTCTTTTCATAACCTTTATTTGTTTTAATTATTAATATATCTAAATATAAGAAATATAATTGTAACTAGCAACTATTTTACATATTATCTCTTACTGAGTTTTTTATTAACATTTGACTAGTTTGAGCTATACCAAAAGTAACATTTCCAAAATGAGCTCTACAAACTTTCATAACCTCTTCACTTCCATTAGGACCCCACTCTAATTGATCACCCTTAGCATCTGTTATAGGATGCCATTTTGATTCCCATCCATCATGGAGGAAAGTAACCCAAGCCATTTCTCTATCTAAATCTAATACCATAATCTTTATTGTTTTAATTAATATACCTAAATATAAGAAAAATAATTGTAACTAGCAACTTTATTTTTGTAAGTTATATTTTACAGTTAATTGCTTATACATCTGTTCATCCATTCCTGTCTGTTCTAGAATATCCTGAACAGTCTCTCCGTCTAATTCCATCTCGTTAATTAATCCTATAATATTATTAACGACATATTCTTTTAAGCTTCCTGATTCTACCATTATATAAATTCATTTAGTAAAGTTCTTAATTTAATATCTTCCAATAAACTTAAATTATATAACTCCATTCCGGAAGCTACATCATCTCCTCTTCTCAAATATAAGAAAAAATCTTTACCTCCTTCTTCCCCCCAATGACCTAAATGAGCTTGAATTTCTTCAGCTATCTCCATATGAGATTCATTCCCATACTCTCCAAATATTATCTCTACACTACCATTTCCAAATTCTACCATAACCTTTATTGTTTAATTAATATACCTAAATATAAGAACGAAAGTGTGTATTTGCAACTTTTCCACTAACTATTTTTTAATTTATATTTGATCTAAATAAGGAGGAGAGGAAGGATTAACCCATTTTTATGTATATATCTTAAAACCCTTATATAGCGCCGAAAACTTGAATGGGTGAATGGTGAATGGTTGAATGGCCGAAACTTGAATAGACCCAAGAGCTTGAATAGAGCGACATAGGAGGTTGAATAGAGCGATCTAAAAGGTTGAATGGTTGAATTTGACCATAGAACTTGAATGACAAAAGATACGTTACTCAGTAAACCTATGTCTCTTGATTAGTTCCTTGATCTTAGTATTATAGTAGAAGTATAGAACACCTCTATTAACACTGGGTGGTAGATAGCCTATGTCTGTATCATTGGCAACCTTCCTAAGGAACAACTCGGCATACCGCTGGCTTACCTCTAATTGCTCTGGATTACGTGTACTTTTGATTGTTTTCTCTACCTTATCAAAGATAGGCTGAAGGACTGAATCCCAATACTGCTGTTTAGCCATAGATCTACTGTTAACACCTCTTATATAGACAATATACGAATAATTACTCAGACTATCAACTTTACCCTATGTAGATTAATCCCTATAGACGTGACTATATACGGCGGGAAGACGTCGTGAGAGACCATAGGCCGTGAGGACGTAGTGAGGATATCGTGAGGATCCCGTGAGAGACTAGTGGATAGCGTGAGGACGGCGTGAAAACGGCGGGAATATACCACCTTTTCCATTATTATTAGTAAATTAAGGGTTTTATTACGGATTTAAGGCAGTTACTATAGAGGTTAGGTACGAATAATGTAATATACCGTCTAAAAATAAATTCTATATAGAAAAAAAATAAAAGAGAGGGGTGCATGCCTGTATATCTTTCTTACTTTTCTATACGTTACATATGTCTATTTTTACACACTCTATATATTTTTATATATTTCTATATCTATATACTTATTTATTTATATACATATATACTTTTTACTATACTTCCACTATATCAATGAACAGTTACCCTTTATCTCTCTTTTATACCCCATATCTCTTATAGGTTCTATGTGTGTTTGGTATCTATATAGCACCAAAGTCTAACATACCTCAGACACATGCTTTAGCATCAATCCATATATGCTTTAGGAGAAGGTAAACCACCATAATGACACCATTTATCATCCTCTTCCTTGGTTGGAATGG